TAATGTATTAGAAGCTACACCTGCTTGTTCAGCAGCAAAGCGTAGTTCTTGCAATTCAGTTGTAGTAAGACCAATCTTATAAGCTGCTTTTCCGAGTGCGTCCGCTGCGGCTAAACTATTCTTAACTAATAATCCAAAGCCACCAACAGCTAAACCAGCAAGTAATCCTTTCAGTTTACTAGCACCTGTGCCTATTGACTTAAAGGACTTATCAAGCTTCTTAACTGATTTATTAGTCTTCTTTATTTCTTTCTGTAGACTACCAATGCCCTTATTAGCTTTCTGCGTGTTGACTTTAATGTCATATGTTAAATCAGCCATGCTATTTTCTCAAGTTTCGTTTTATTAACTTATCTAAATATGCTAATGTAGGTTTACTCATTCCGCGTGGTGCTTTCTTACTACTACCTTTGTCTAAGTTTGTTGCGTAGTCGTATTTCGCTTCAATTTTAGTTCCCCTGAGTTTAGTCTTGCGTCTTGCATTACCTGTTTTCTTAGGTGTAATGCTACGCCAAAAGCGCCAAGACTCCTGAGGTACATCATCCATGCGTTTCTGTATCTTATTTAAACTAGGTGTTATCTTGTCAGTTATAGTTATTGGCATTTCTGTTCCTCTACTTTAGCTATCATTTGTTTCATAACCTCCTGCGTTAAATTAGGCTTTTTCATTTCAGCTTGTAAAGCAGGATCGTCTTGAGCTTCCTGTCTACGCTTCTCATGCATAGCTGACACTTCCATAACTCTGAAGTCTAATGTACTTCCTCTTTGTAACGCTTCGGTCGGTAAACAACCATATCTACTGGCGAGGTTATCCAACGATAACATCATGTTTATAACTGGATCGTTCCAATCCGGCTCCCCGCCTACTACTTTCCCAACTGTTCTACAATAACTGTTATAGCAGCTATTAAAATGTCAGTTGGCAACACATTGTCTTTATTAATAATAGGTTTGCCTTCTTTAGTTAACATTAAAGGCTTTACTACCTCGATCATTTCTCCAACATGCTCTTGATTAGCGTCAGCTAATTGCATAAAAGTTTCAAGTGGGAGTCTGTCTAAGGTATGAAATGTAACGATCTCTCCGTACTTCTTTACTAGAGCTTTATCGTCAATTGTTAATTCTATAAGTTGTGGCTTAGCAGCCAATTGTGCAAGTTCCATTAATCTGTTTCCTCTGTTAATCTTTTTTGTAAGTCATTGCTTACCATAATCAAAAAACCTATTCGGCTTTTTGCTTTCTTTATATCTCGCTCTGCACATGATATTTCATTCATAGCTTTCGCGGCTTCAGCAACTACACTTCTTAATAAGTCAGAGTCGCTTGTCGTTTCTAATCCTTCCATTAATCTGTTTTCCGTTAATCTTATTTATAAAAATAGTGTGAGCCCAATTGCTCACACTATAGTAGATCTTACTTAAGGTTGTACTACAAGAGCAGTATCTGAGATAGTGTATTCGCCTGTTACAGTAACCGTAAAAGGTGATACCCACACTGGTGAGTCTGCTGACACTGTAGGTGAAAGGCCAGTAATATAACCGATACCGGATATAAACTTACCTTCAGAACCATCACTGTCGTCGCCTGTATAAAGCTCGAAGTCAACCAAAAGTGATTGAGTTTGCGCGCCTTGTAAGCCGATATCTTGTATACCGTCTGTAGTTCCATCTCCAAAGAAAGTATCTTTGTTTACAACGATATTTCCATCTAACGAGTTAGAAGAAGTAGTTGGGATTTGGAACTTACCAGTATTGTCTAACTGGGTCCAGGTAAAGACATCCTTCGCGTTGTTCATAGTTACATCTTGCATAGCAGGAACGGTCATAATACTATTTAAAGTATAACCTCCTACATTAGCAGAGTCTCTAATCACTAGAACCGCTTGTTTGTCTGGCACACCTGGTGCTGGATAAATGTATGACATAATTATTTTTCCTCTTAATTATTGCATATAAACTTTGTAAAGTTATAATCAAATCGTGTTACTAATTCATCCGCCGTATATTCAGTTGTAACATTCGTAACCTTCTGAGTTTCCCCTGAAATGCCCGTTTCTATCACACCTGACTTAACAGTGTTTATCATAGCTTCATAATTTGACGGTAATATTTTCGCGTCTGTAGTTACATAAATGGATACGGTAGTATTTTCATTGCCACCAAATCCTCCATCTAATGTATCAAACAAAGGTTCTTGTATCGTTTGTGGTTGATCAACATACAGTACTTTCAGGTTCTTCAGGTACAAGGCTTCACCGTCTTTAGTCCAGGGTAACTGGTCTGTAACAGTAAATTCTGGTACTTGATTATCATTCAAGTAATCTAATATGTCTTCTCTCATCGCACTCTCTTTAAATTAACAAGTGTTGGTTGTTTCTCTTCAGGTGTTATAGTTCCATCACCGTCGAAGTCATACCAGTCACCATCTTCTGCTAGCTCAGTAAACAATTGTGATTGTTTATTCTGATAGTACGAGATCTTACCGTACTCAGCATCCTCCTCTTCGCCACCAAAATCAGCAACCTTAGGAAGTATATAATTATAAAGTCCGTAATACACGCATAGGTCAGTAAAGTCGTTTGACCTTCCTATGATTAGATCAATGTCTAAGTCGGGTATTTCAGATACCGTAACAGAAGGATTGCCAGACTGATTAGAGTAATAACTTCTCCACCAGTCTGACGCCTTCATTAAAGCAAGTATGCGTTCTGTAGATCGAATTAATATATCTTCCACCAATTCTACAGTCAGGCCTTCATTCGAGTCAAACAGTCTTGAGTCGATTTGTACGACATCGTCGTACTCCGCAAAACTCACTACTGTTGTTCCATTATTAATAAAAGCCATAACATTAATCCTTAAGGATTGATAGAACTTTGCATGTGCATTGCTACACCATACGCGTCATTTAACTCACCTACACCATAAGTGGCAGTACCTACAAGCTCATCAGCTCTTAAGCTAGCGTCACGCTCTACTTCAATATTAATATCAGTAAGAACAGCTAAGCCAAGTGAATCGGTGTGAATCACACCACCTTTGTAGTCACCTGCGCTGCCAGTGTCAAGCATGTTACCGCTTTCATAAACTGGAATACCTGCAAGCATACCAACAAAGCCAGTACGCATAGCTTCATTTTGTACATCGCCAGCGTTCGGGTCAGCAAAAGTGTTAGTCATGTTAGCTTTGAGATCATAAGCAATCTCAGGATGTAATACACAAGAGATACCGTCTGGGCTTAAACCTTGTGAGCGTAACTTCGCTACAGCGTTAAAGACATCAGCAGCAGTTAAAGCGCCGGTTCCGTCACCAACAGTAACACTAAGGCTATCAAATAAAGCCATTAAGTCTTGGTCCATTTTGCGAGCAATTGCTTCACCAAACAGTCGACCAACATCAGCAATTACATTGCTAGCAGCAGTTTTGCGAGCTAAGTCAGTTACAGTAGTCATAAGACCAACTTCACTAACAGTTAAGATAGCTGAGGTAGTATCAACAGCCGCGTTAACTAAATCAGTACCTTCTGCAACAGCAGCGGCAGTCTGACGAGGATAGATAGGAACATTTACATTCTTACCGGCACCCAATGGTACATTATAATTCTTTACTAAGCCGCGCATGATTGATTTTTCGTTCGCAATAAACATTGCCTCGTAAACAATCTCAGGTAGCAACTCAGATAATGTAGTAGTAGTTGTTTCATTTGCCATGATTAATTTTCTCCATTAAATATTAGGCTATACCGTGCGTCTTGCGATACTCTGCATATTTCGCACGATCATCTGGATTCTTCATATCAAGTTTTGAGATGTCAAGGTCCGTGTTACCCGCGTTAGCGTGGCTACTCTTAGTGTTTGTAGTAGTAGGAGTAGGTTGAACAAAATGCGGATTCGAATCTAGGAACTCACGCACTAAAGTATCAACATCATATGCTACACCCTGATCATTATAGCGAACAGAATTTTGCTTATCTACAACTTCCACATCACCAATATCATTAAGTCTAACTTGATTCTTTAATAAATTCTGAACCTGCTCTGGATTAATACTACGGTGTTTAGCCGCTGCATCAATTAAGGGCGTGTTAACTTTATAACCTTTAATAATGTCATCTCGTTTCTGGATTTCTGAATCCTTCTTCGACGCTAAGTCTTTTAGGGTCTGTTCAAACTCACCTTTGTCAATTTGTTGCTTCTGCTTTCTTTCGTCAGCTTCTACACGCATTGCGGTTAGCTCTTCTACAGTTCCTAGGTCCTCATACTGCTTAACAAATTTCCTTGTGACATTGCTTTTCTGCTTTGCCATCATGTCGTTAACTTCGTCTTGCGTAAAGGTCTTAACTTCCGTCTGAGTAGTTGTAGATGTCTCAGTGTCATCATTTACCAATGTTGTATCAGTCATTGTACTGTAACCTCCTTTAGGAGTTCAATTGTATTTAGTCCGTTTGTGAATTTACTCCACTTAAGACTGTATCTGGATCTTCACCTAATAGTTCAGTTAATTTCTTATCTATTAATGTAACTAGTCCAGCGTCTGAGGCTGCGTTGGTTGCGGTCTGCAACTGCTTTATCTCATTTTCTGTGTCCTGGATATTAAAGCTTCCTGGATATTCTATATTGCCTGTCCACACTTTACCCTGGTATTGTGCGAATAATTGCCATATTTGTTCTTCAGCTAATTCTAAGTTGTCTCCCTTCTCAGAGAGTTTTGCATTAAGTAACTGAAATTCTGTTATCATAGCTACACCTGACATAGTTCTTGCTTCAGTTGCGCGTACAGCGCCGGTGTTAGCCATCTTATCTATTGTGTCTACTGTATGTTGAATTACATTTAATATGTTGTTTACATTGGCTCCAGAGAACTCTAAAGCGTACGGCTTTAAGCCAGGGTCTAAACTATCTTCCATGTGTATAATAGATCCAGCGCCGATACCAGCTTGTGTGTCTGGGGTCTTAACTAATGAAGGATGACTGTCTATACGAATTGATTGTTCAATTTCACTACTGTCGTTGTAGATGTATCGTTGTCCGTCGGCTATGTCTTCAATGTCACTAACTCCTATACCGCGTGTAGTTGACCGCTGATTATAAGCTATAACTGCTGGGATAGTACCAAGTTCATTGTCAGCTATTTCAGTACTATTAGTCTCGCCTGACACAGTGTCTATGACAGTAGTCTTAATAAAATCTGAAGTCCATTCTTTTATAGTATGTAAGTCACCGTTAATATCTTCTATGTAGCGTATATAATTAAGTTCGTATTTACCGCTTGGCATACGATTCCATTCCCAATCCAACATAGACATAGGAGTAATTAGATTAACATAAGGACGCACTTCCTGCATTAGTTCATCAGCGCGAGTAACAGCGTCTACATTAGGCTTAGCCATTATGATCCAACAGTGGCCAAAGACTGATGACCAGGTAGATACATCTTTCATAAAGTTATTAAGTGAACGACCTTCGAAATCCGCGTCCTCTAAGAAACGCTCTGACTCTACTGTATCTGTTAAAGTATCTAAGTCTCTTTCTGGTGGAACACGAAATAAGAAACTATTATACACAGAAATAACACTGTTGCAATGATTATCCAATGGCGTAGCAGCTAGACGCTGCCCGTACTCAGCTTCTGTTTCTAATTGGTACTTGGTTAGATAGTGACCGTCTCTGTATTCTTGACCACCTAAGTACGATCGTAATAGATAATCCCAGGTACTTAAGTACTTCGCGTACCAGTTATTACCTGTAAGTATTTCATCTTGTTTTGTAGTTTGTTTGACGGACATTTAATTTGCTCCAATAGCATGGCCCCATCGTTGTGGCGCTGTAGGTGTTATATTTCGCATTACTGGGAAATCATAATCAATGTAATAACGCATTGCGTCAGTCATGTGATCGAACCCAGTATCTTTGTCTGGTACTGTAGTTCCTGGTTTGTAATTGTGTTTCTCTAAGCACTCTATTAATCGTTTACATTTAGGATCAATGTGAAATGTTCTAACACCTAAACTATTCTTTAACTTACTATTTACCGCATTAACGCCATCTCTAATAGGGTGGTGTTTATGTGGCGCGTTTACTTTATACCCTGCGTTCTGTAATATCTTTAAGTCAGTCATTCCGCCAGCTGAAGTTTTACGCTGTCTACAGGCGGGGTCAGGATATATGATTAATTGATTGTCTGGATAACGAGAATTCAGTTCATCAACCATCTCTTCAGTGTTGCTGGAATAGATTTCAATCTCGTCTATCGCATGTATATGGTCTTTATTCCTAGCAAATATAACAGCAGTCATTGGATCAATGTTAAAGTCCATCCCCACATATAAAGTATTTGGAATCCCTTTAAGTGTGTTCCACATTTTAGTCTGTTCCTTAACAGCGTATGTGTTCTGGTACTTCTTAACACTTTCATCAGCATCAAAAGAATACCACACTCTATTACCACTAGTAACAAAGTCTGCATTGAACTCTTGATTAAATGTCCTTTCGTCTAGTAGTGAGCGGGCCTGTTCAACCTCTTCAACGCTAACATTCCCACCCTCAATGGTAGTGAATGAGAAGCTCTCCCAGATGTCGGGGTCCTCCTTGGACAACTGGAACATGTCGTAAGACCAATTTCCAGTTCCTTTAGGTGTGCCTACAAACATAGCTTCTCCGTTAGTATCTGCTAATGTAGGTCTTAACACCTCGAAGAATGCTTCTGGATCTATGTCTGCGAACTCATCTAGTATAAGAAAGTTTATACCTACTCCGCGCAGTGAATCATAGTTGTCCGCACCCTTTAATGTAATCCTTGATCCATTCTTTAAATCAATATATAATTCTGATTCATTTGCTTTTTCTACCCAGTGTAAGTCTTGTAACTTAAACTTAAGTTTACGCCATACAATATTCTTTGCTTGCTTGTAAGTCGGAGCAACATACCACACTTCTTGATTAGGCTGAGCTGCGTACTTACATAATTCTCTAATAGCTAATGTAGTCTTACCAAAGCGTCTACCTGTAACAAGGACACGAAAACGCTTATTAGATTTAGCTACTAATTGTTGTGGTTTACTTAATGGCATGATATAATCTTATTTGTTGTTCTGTATCTTTCATATCGTACTCTAAATGTTCTAGGCGTACCACATAACCTTGTCCTCGATCCTGAACTTCTTTAATAGATTTAATTTCAGACTGCATTGTAAAAATAACCGTAGACATAATTGACAAGACAGCACCTAGTATAATTGTAGTTAAATCTAAATTATTCAAATATGTATCCACCAGACTAAAGTAACTAGTATAATACCTAAGACTAATAATTGTCCAATTACCATAATCTTAATCCTCAAAGTTGTCTGTAAACGGCAATGGCTTATTGGTGTCTAGATGAATATCTTCTTTAGGTTTCCCTATAATACGATCCCATACAGCAATGAATGCCTGCACATCACCTTTCTTCTCAGCGTTCTCTAAAAGTTTTGCAGCTGAGTTATTCAGCTGAGCAATCCACATTTCTTGTTGTTCCTTAATAACATCATCCATAGCCTTCTTCATAGCCTTCTTCTTAGCTCGCTCCTGAAGATGCGCTTGCTTCTGTTCAGGCGTTAACTTAGCTAGATAATCAGCATAAGGCGTTGCTCCAGGCTTCCACTGGTTCATCTTAACTTGTTTGGTCATTTTCCTTATTCGAGCTGGTAAATTGTACAGATTCCTCTAGTTCTTCTCCGTACTCTACAGCCTCTAATATGCGTTTAACAGCTAATGCGGTTAAGACTAAGCTGTCGTATTCTACTCCTGGTTCTTGTAAATCTACTTCTTCAGGCGTGATGGACATTGTTGTCTCCTACTTTAACTTTATTTATGCCTTTATTAACATTTCTCGTAATAAGCAGAAGTTACGGCCATAAAAAAGCGCCGACTTTAGCACAAAAGCCGACGCTACCGTCTCAGTTAGAAACGGGCGTTATAGCACTCAATAGGAATATCTTTGCTATAACTACGCAAGTAGAGAATGTCACTAAACTCCTTGCGAATTCTTAATGTAACTTAGTAGTTATCATTTCGTTCTTGTTGTATGGATTGGGCTTAGTAATCCAAACATTGTTATAATTGTCTTCTGTGCGCAGTTCCTTCTTGTTGTAAGGATTTGGTTTGGTGATTTTTCTGTAGTACGGCTCGTAAGTTGTTTTATATGAACCATTTAGAAACGGATTGCTTTGCCATGAATACTCAGCAGCCTTAGCAGATTGTACAAGGAAGTAAGATACAAATACAGCGGTGGCTATAATTGCTAAGGTGCCGAGTAGGTTTTTCATGTTAGGCTCTAATCTCGACATATAATTCCTGTATCTCATCATAAGCAGCATCTTGATAACCTTCACTAATAGAACTTATTCTTGCTTGACGCCTTTGTAATTGTGACATTTTATATCTCCTTAGTTAAATTACTCTTACTGCTCTTTGTTGTGGTTTAAGACCAAGTTAAAGCATCTGGCCGACTTGTCTATACATGCCTCTGATTGTTCATGTCATCTCCTATATTTTGGAAGTAGCATATTGTGCTTCTACTACCTTTTTAAATAGTTTAGCGCTACTGTGACCGTCAGTCGGGGATGATGATATCACACACGCTGCGTCAGCAAGCATTTTACTTGCGTACTGATAACGATTTAATAAAAAGTTTGTTGATTCAATAAAATTATTATCTTTTATAAAATCTTTTAAGTCAGCGTTATAATCGTAAAACTCATCATCAAGTCCACCGAGATGCTCATTTACATAATCCGTAAATTCGTCTACTGTTTTAGGATTAGCGTTATAAAATAAATCACTAATACTACAACTAGATGCTAATACATCTTCAAGTTTAGTATACAGTTCAAAGAACATTCTTGCGTATAAATTAGCAGATTGATACTGCAATTTGTAGATAGCATCTTTATGATCGCCGTCGAGATCGCTTGGAATATAATTCGTTTGCTCTAAGACGAATTCATCTGTGTAAGCGTTGGTTCCTAATTGTGACATTTTTATTTCTCCTTAAGCTTAATTGCTTATACATATTATATGCTATTTATGGTAAGAAGTCAAGTCTTTTCTGGTTTATTTTGAGTTTATTTCCTAAATACCCAACCATTTGTACGGGCTTTAACACAACCAAAGAGGCTCTTAGCTGAATAGTTTATTATATTGTTCTGTAGCAGGCGTATCAGTTACTATACTGTCGAAGTGGTTGTCTGGATAAGTCTTGAGGACATCTATATTATTTCCTTGTATAATCTTATAATTCATTTATGCATCAAAGTGCTTGCGTAAGCACGGTCGTTTATTACAGTCTGATAATTAATGTACAGCCAATTGTCGCCGTACTTATTCTGGATAGCTTCCATAATGTTCTCAAGGAAATCAATTGGATGCGTTGCGCTAGTAATTGGCGTGTTGCTTCCGCTATCCAGAATGACGCTAACTTTTCGAATCTCCAACTTATTTTTCGGCTGGGTTAGCGTCTTGGGCTCGTGTAGAGTCTCGTGTAACACTTACATCAATTTGGTTGTTGTCGGATTCCATTAATTGAATGTCTACTGTAGTACAACCACTTAATAGCAGTACAGTTAATGGTACAGTTAATATTAATGTTTTCATTTCATCTCCTTTAGTCTTTTATTCTCAAGTGCTTTCTCAAGCTTCAATGCTCGCTTTGTAATCATAATATGATTGTTAGTATCTTCGCGTGTTAAGATCTGAACATTACACTTATGCCATTCTTGCGT